GATACACTAACTTCTGGCTCTGCTGGCACACTTAATATGTACACCGTCTGGGGCAATGGCAACGATGAAATTGTAGCCCTAGCAGAGTTTAACGGATACATTGTTATCTTTGGCAGAAAGCAAGTTGTTTTGTTTTCTGGTGGAGAAGACCCCAACAACAACCTACAGATTGTGGATATTGTTAACAACACGGGCTGCATTGCCCGCGATTCTGTGCAGAATATCGGCAACGACATTCTGTTTTTATCAGAGCAGGGCGTTATTTCCCTAGCCCGTAACATTCAGGCAGCCGGTGATGTGCGGTCACTGCCCCTTGCTAACCTAGCAGATAACGTCAGCGATTTTCTTGCTACGTTTTCTTTGTCAGAGCCGGTAAAAAACATTAAGTCTTGCTACAAACCAGATGACGGCTATTACCTCATCACGTTCCCTAGCTCAGACCGGACGTTTTACCTTAACTTGAGATACCCTACGCCAGATAACAGAGCTAGGGTATTTGTCTGGACAGGTATTAACCCAACGGCTTTGTTGGTTGACAGATCAGACAACCTTTATGTAGGCAAGCAAGGCATTATTGGGTTGTACGGCGAGTACTCTGATGACGGCCAAGAGTATGACTTGTTTTTTAAAACTGGCTTTACTTCAGGCGGCGACCAAGAAAGAACTGTTAAAGGTTCAGGAAAAGCAATACAGTTTGGCGTAAGAGCTAAAATTATAGGTTCACCAGTAGAGATACAGAGAGTTGACTTGTATCTCAAATCAGGAAAGGTTTCTAGGAGAGCAACCACATGAGTAATTATAACAAGTCAACTAACTTTGCTGTTAAAGACACGCTGACTAGCGGCGACCCCGACAAGGTTGTTTCCGGTGCAGAGATTGACAACGAGTTCAATGATATTTCTTCTGCAGTAACTAGCAAAGCAGACAAGGTAGCTGCTGCTACTACAGATAACCTTGCGGCCCTTGACGCGAACGGTAATCTAAAAGACAGCAGCTTTCCCGGCAATGCCACTGTCCCCCAAGGTGGGATCATCATGTGGTCAGGCAAGATTTTTCAGATCCCTACTGGATGGGCTCTGTGTGATGGCAACAATGGCACACCAGACCTTAGAAACAGATTTATTGTTGGTGCTGGTGATGATTACATTGTCGGTAAGTCTGGCGGTGAAAATTCTGTAACACTTACAGAGAACCAGATTCCAAGCCATAACCACAGCATGAATTCGGCTGGCAATCATAATCACGGTGGGTCTACTAGCACTAATGGAGCACATACGCACTCTGGCAGCCAAGCACTAAGAGGCAACGGTGAGGATGAAAGAAATTCTGTCCCTTCTGCGTCTGACGACAAAAACCCTGGAAGAACGTGGAATTTTACTGTAGATTCTGCTGGAAATCATAACCACAGCATTAGCACAGATGGAGACCACACCCACACCATTAACAACACTGGCGGAGGTCAGGCGCACGAGAACCGTCCTCCGTATTATGCGCTAGCATACATTATGAAGCTATGACCCCAAACAAAGTACCAGTTATCAATAAACATGAGTATACAATCTGGTTGGAGAATTACCAGAACATTGCGACGTTTATTCATGCAGATGTGAGAAAATACAACAAAACAGTAAGGGCAGAGTTTGGTGAAGATTTGGACAAACTAGTTGAGCTCCACAACTTCCCACTCTACGTCTTGACAGAAAAGGATAACCACAAATTGAGAAAGTTTATGGCAATGTACAGATTTAAGTTTGATCATGAACCAATCTGCAACGATGGTGTAAAAAGACTAGTCTATAGATTAGACAGGAGATAAGAATGGGCGGTGTAGTAGACGCAGTAGGTGGACTTTTTGGAGTTGATGGTGGCGGAAGCGTCGACCCACTCAAGTATCGTCCATATGGAGTGACTTCGGCACTAGGGCAGACCAGTGTCGATGGGCGAAACGTACAGGCTAATCTTTCTCCTGAGCTTCAAGGTCTGTTTGAAGGACTGGTCAGCCAAGCGGGACAGGGGATTCCTGCAGCCACTTCCCTTATGGGCGACACAGGTTTGGCGAACCAGTCGACCCAACAGGTCATGTCGCAGGTCCCGCAGTTCCAACAGCAGGCACAGGACTTACTGGGAAGAGCGCAGAATCAGTTCAGCATTGCAAATGACCCACAGTCAGCTATTGCGTTCCAGCGTCAAGCCTATGGTGATGAACTAGACCGCCAACGCCTCTCACAAGAGTCTCGCCTGTACAATCAGGGCCTGCTGGGTTCAACAACTGGCAGTCTGCAGCAGGAAGCCACCCGTGAGGCACAGAATGATGCTTTGATGCAGGGCGCACAGCGCATGCAACAGCAGGCTTTCCAACAGGGGTCAGGGCTCCTAGGTCAGGCAATGAACTACCAGCAGATGGGGCTAGGTGCTCTTAATCAGGCGCAGAATCAGGACCTTGCATCACAGCAGTTCCAAGCCAACCTACAGAATCAGGCTCGCAATCAGCAGCTTGGTCTTCTCGAAGGAAGATAACCCAGAGGCAGTTTTTGAAGGCGAGCACGGTTATCTTATGGTCGACTATAGCAAGGTAGGTTAAAATGGCACAAGGACTCATGAATCTATCAAATCTGCTAGGTCAGTCTAGCAATGCGACACAGGGTGGCCTCATGGGAGGTGGCGTCTTTAGTCAGCCCATGTCACGCGGCCAGCGCCGCTCAAAGCTACTGACTGACGCTATTTCTGGCGCAGGCGCTAACCCTTACGCTCGCCTTGGTGCGTCTTTTGGCGGACTAATTGGCATGGGCGCAAGAGCAGGCGCTGAGGGGCTAGGGATTGTTGATAAGCCACAAGAGGTTCAACGGGCAGAAGCAATTCGTCAGGTGCAGGATGAAGTCAGACAGCAGGGGCTAGATCCTATGGAAAACCCTGCACAGTTTGGTGAGGTTGTATCTAAGCGATTTCAAGAACTTGGGTTTAATGATCTTGCACTCAAGACACAGGCGCAAGTCCAGCAGATGATGCCTGAACAAAAGGGCACCAGCCGCGTTGTGAGTGGTGATTCAGAAACTGGACAGCAGATTGGGCTCTCCCCCGGCGAGTCGGCTGTTGTTGAGCTTGGCCCTGACGGCACTGTCTCAAACATTAAAGATCGCACCCAGAGTGAGCCAGAGGAAGCACCTGCAGTCACCAACCAGCGTATGGTGAATCTGGATAGTGGTCGGAGGGCTGTTGTTGGCACACTGAACAACCGCCTTGTTGAGGTCACCGATCAGGGCCCAGTGCCGCTGCAAGAGAATTTTGCCAGTGAAAAGGAAGAAGGTGTCCGGGTACTAGGCTCAGGTCGCTTTAGAAACCGTGACACGGGCGAGACATATAACCTCGTCCGCACGAACAAAGGTCTTGCTCGACAGACAGTTGGTGCGGATGGTCAGCCAACCTATAGCTATGTTAACTCCAGTGATTATGAATCCATCGGCGCTAGAGAAACAGCCGACAGGGGTGGTTTTGGCGATGTGACCAAACAAGCAAGGGATTTCCGATTCTCTGTGGACAGCTTTGCGCGTCGCGCCCAGCGGCTAAACGAGCAGCTTAGTGAAGAGAACCTTGGTGTTCCGGGTGCCATTGCTCGCTTTGGTGCAGAGTTTGGAGCCAACATCACAGGTATCATTAGACAGGCAACTGGTGTTGATATTGACCCAGAGGTTAACAAGACCGATGCTTACTCAGCCACCTTTGACGAGCTTGGACTGGCAAACAGCTCGGCACAGATCAAGTCTGGCTTAGTTAGCGCTGCTATTATGAAAGCTTATGCAATGCAAGGCGGTCAAGGTGAGCTTCGCAAAAACGAAGTTGAAAGGGCTATGCGGACGCTTCGTGTAAATGGGTCTGACCCAGATCAGATCAAGGCAGTCCTCGGGCAGACCTCCCGGCAGTTGATTGAAGACTTCAATGCCTTCAGAGAAACTGAAGCAAGAACCTCTGGTACTGATAGTTATGCTCTACCACCGCTGAAATCCAGCGAATATAATCTCCCTAATACATCCACTACAGAAACAGGCGGAAATAACGGTGGTGGCGAACAGACACAGTCTGAAATCACCGCCAATGCTATTAGGGGGATGTCAATTCAGCAACTGCGGAATCTGGATCAGGATGACCCGGCATTTAACGACCCTGATGTGGTGATGGCATCTAGCTGGTGTGTTCGGCACAGCCGATAACCTGCTCCAGTCTTCACTGGGTGTAGAGGACCCTGATTCGGTCTTCCCAACTATTCAGGAAATGCGTTCAGCCGGTGCAAAGATTGGTGCAACTCGTGCGCCCGGTGTAGAGACTGATGATCCAGTGGGTCGCTTTGCTGAGGAGTTAGGTGCCGGTGCGCTACCTTTCATTGGCGCTGCTGCTAAGACTTCGCTGCCACTAATCAGACTCGCTGGCGCAGAGCTTACTTCGGCTGCTGGAGCAACAGGTGGTGGTATCGCACTGGAAAACTCACCAACTTTCAAAGATGACCCTCAAATGGGCCGTCTTGTAGGTGAGCTGTTTGGTGGGCTGTCGGCGCTGTCAATTACAGACCTTGTAGCAAAGGCTCCTAAGAGTGCAACGGGGCTCGCCTATCGGGGCAGCAGGAGTGCGCTAAGAAAGGCCAAAGACACCTTCCGTGGCCAAGGCGCTACTAACCGAGCAGGGCGTCGGGCTGTCAGTGAGGCACAATCTGCAGAGACAGCCTCAGGCCGCCTTCAGAACCTGACTGATGTGGACGTAGAGGCAGGTATTGCCAACCCAGCAACCATTGCTGGTGACCCCGGTGTGAACCGTATTACAAGGGCTGCTATGGATGAAGATCCTGAGACAGCCGAAGAGCTTTCCCGTGTTTTTAGTGAGGAGGCTAGTTCGCTTCGCCGCCTAGCTTTTGGCGAGGGTAATCCTGATGATGTTCGCGGTTTTATTGAAAAGAAGCTACAGGAGGCTGGTGCAAAAGTAGACGCCAGTATTAAGAAGGCTCGGGGGTCAGGACGCACAACGGGCGACATTTCCAGTGATGCTCGCAGTATCCTCAACAGGGCTTACGATCAGGCCCGTGCTGCCGAGCGGCGCATGTGGAGCCGTGTGCCAAATGATGTGGTGGTAGAGAATCCACAGTCTCGGAAAGAGTGGGTGTCGATGCTCGACGAGGTTCAGACTGAGACAGGTCGGGCCAACCTGCCTAAGGTACTTAAGTCTGAGTTCGGTACGCGCAGTCGCAAGACTGGTAAGTTCAAGGCAGGTAGTCTTCCTCAGAACCCCACTGCTAAACAGCTTCATGAGCTGTACAGCGAGCTAGGTGATGCGGCTCGGAGTGAGGCCAATAAAGCAGGTGGTAGTGCCAAGCAAGTCCGCGACCTCAAGCGTATTCGTAACGCCATCATGGAAGACCTGATGAGTGTTGAGGGTGGCGATCGCTACCGCAAGGCAGTCAATGTCTCCAGAAACCTTAATGATCGCTTCACCAAAGGTACTGTGGGCGAGATTATGGGCTTTGCCAAGGCAGGGCCGGGGGTGTCACCCAACGAGACTTTAGAAACCATCCTCAGAGGCGGTGGTGAGCGCAAGGCTTCGTCTATTAGAGAAATGATGAGGGCCTCACCTCAGCTAGGTGGTCAGGTTGAGGAGTTCATGCGGGATCGGTTTGTGCAGAGGGCTATCAACACCGAAAACAATGCAATCAACACAGCGCAGGCTCGGAAGTTCTTGAAGGATAATCGGGCAACGCTAGAAATGTTCCCTGAGCTGCGTGAGGACCTTGGTCGCGCTATCCGCGATCAGGACACCGTGGATAACTTGATGGGCAAGAGTAACGTCAGTGACCTGTCTATTCACAAGCGAGAGCGAACAGGCGCAGCCGAGTTCTTGAACGCCAACCCTAACGAGGAAGCCAACAAGATTATCAATGCCAACAAGGACCGTCGTCGTCTGATGACTGAATTGGTTGAGACAGTCAGTGAAGATCCGTCAGGCAAAGCACTGGAGGGTGCAAAGAGCAGCTTTGTTCAGGCGCTGTTCGATAAGGCTGGCACATCCAATGTGTTTGATGAGTTCACTAGCTCACAGTTTCCTAACGGTGTGAAACTCAAAGATGCGATTACTAAGAATCAGGATGACATGATCGCCTCGGGCCTTTTCTCAAATGATGACATGCGCCGACTGAACATCATTGCAGACCGTCTCACTAATGTAAGCAAGGCTATGTCCGCTAACGCATCCAAGGGCGGTGTGATCAACGATGCACCGGGGCAGATGCTGTCACTCGTCGCACAGGTTGGTGGCTCACAGGTTGGCCGTACTGTTGCACAGCGCACAGGTGGTGGCACGGTGCAGACACCCGGCATTTTCGTAGGACGGGCCAAGCGTATTCTTGAAAGCCTTACTAATGATGAGGCCAGAAACATCCTAATCCGCTCTTCCAAGGACAAGGAACTTTTCCAGAAACTACTAGACCTCCGCCCTGAGAAGAGCGAGAGTGAGTTGACTGGTATTTTGAACGACTTGATTGAACCGCTGAGGGACACTGCAGAAGTGGCAGGCAGTGCTGTTGCGCGGCCCACGGCTACAGCCGGCAACCGTGAAGAGACTGAGCAGCGCAAGCGTGAGCTATTTGAGCAGATCAAGGAACTGCCTGACTTGGAGGGAGAGTAAATGTCACTATTTCGTGGATCAAAAAACGCAACCATTAAGCAGGGCGATATTGTAGCTACTCAATCAGACATTGCCGAGGCAGTCAATGAGGCACTGGCTTCTAAGAATGCAGCGGAAACAGCAGAGACGGGCGCACAAACAGCAGAGTCTGGTGCCGTAGACGCACAGAGTTATGCAGAAGAGTGGGCTGTCAAACCCGAGGACACTCTTGTGTCATCTGATGCAGGGGGTAATGGTGTTGATGAGTTTTCTGCGTTGCATCATGCAGCCAAGTCATCCGCATCTGCGTCGGCAGCAGCTACCTCAGAATCTAACGCTTCTGCCAGTGAGACTGCAGCCGCTAACAGCGCCAGTGCTGCGGCTACAAGCGAGACTAATGCTGCTCAATCTGCCACTAACGCTGCCACTAGTGAAAGCAATGCTGCAACATCAGCATCTGAGGCACTGACTAGTGAACAGAACGCAGCAACCAGTGAGACCAATGCGGCGGATAGTGAGGCTGCAGCAGCTACGTCTGAGACAAACGCTGCCAATAGTGCAACCGCTGCACAGTCTGCCGAAGCAGGGGCAGAGGATGCGGAGTCCTATGCACAAGAGTGGGCCAACGCTCCTGAAGATACGTTGATCTCTTCCGCTGCTGGTGGGGACGGAGTAGATGATTTCTCTTCTCTGCACCACGCTAACAAGTCTTCTGCGTCTGCATCTGCCGCTGCGACTAGCGAGAGTAATGCCGCCAGTTCAGCGTCCGCTGCTGCAACTTCTGAAAGTAACGCGGCTACATCGGAATCAAATGCTGCTACGTCTGCATCAAACGCCGCAACCTCAGAGACTAACGCGGCTAATTCCGCTTCGGCTGCAGCGTTTAACGTAGAGAATGCTGTAACATCTTTCAACACCCGTACAGGCGATATTCTTCTCCAGTCCACGGATGTTACTAACGCACTGGGGTACACACCTCAAGACCAGAGTACGGCCTATGATAGCGCAGACTTTTCAACAGATCTTGGTGCAGAGACTACTGATTCTCTAACAGAGGGTGGCAGTAACCTTTACTACACTGACGCAAGGGTTCGTGGGGCTGTGTCTGCTTCGGGGAGCCTTGGGTACAATCCTCAAACAGGTGTGTTTTCTTACACAGAGCGTACTAACTCAGAGATCAGAAACCTTTTTGCTGCAAGTGGAGATCTGACTTACGATGCAGCTACTGGTACATTCTCTGTTACCGTTCCTGCTGAGTATGATTCGGCAGACTTTGATGCTGACTTTAACAGTAAAAGCACAAGTGATTTAAGTGAAGGCACTAACCTGTACTACACAGACAGCAGGGTGGATGCCCATTTGTCTGGTGGAACGGGAGTATCCTACTCTAACGGTTCAATTTCTATTGGACAGCCTGTTGGAACAAATGATAATGTAACCTTTGAGGCCGTAACCGCCAACAACTTTAATGACGGCATCTACCTTTACGCTGACACTTATCCTGACATCGAAAGCGCCATTAATGCCGCTGTAGACAGCGCAAAAATTTTGCGACTAACTCCGGGGGAAACTTACCCACTTTCGCAAGCGTACACTAAAACGCTTGACGCAAATGATGCGCTACTTATTGAGGGCAATGGGGCAGTAATTGATGCCACCGTGTCTGGCGATTTCGCTTTAACTTTTGAAATGGATGGCACCCCATCTAACGAAGTTCCTATCCATGTCAAGGACTTGGTGATTAATAACTCAAATGGCTCGGGGTTAAAGTTTGCTGCTACATCGGGGAATTCTGCAGACCCTATTTCTGTAGGGCTAATTGAGAATATTAGCACTCGGACAGGTGGTAGTGGCGATTTCTTTAGAGTAGATAATTTTTCGAACTTGACTTTTGACCGCTGCAGATTTGAATCTCTTAGCTCTGGTCTGGATAGAAGATTTAATATTGTTGTTGTTGCTACCAGTGGCCATACTCTCAAAAACGTCTGGGTACAGAATTCAACGTTTTCTATTACTGATGTTTCACCTGCTAGCCCTATGTTTACTATTGCTAGTGGTAGTGGCGCAGATCTTCAGTTTTGTGGTTACCTGAATTGTAGATTTCTTAACGCAAACAACAAGATTGAAGCTGCTAGCGGCGGGTTTCTTAGAAACGTCACTGTTAATGATTGCTATTTCACAGGGTCCAGCGGAGAATTTGGTGTAAAAATTGGTGTTTTTGCTGGTGCGGGGCAGAGCAATTCTCTCAGTAACGTCGTTTTTGACAAGTGCGAATTTGATAGTATCAACAACACAGCATTGAACATTTTTTCTGGTCAAACAGGTGACACTGTCAACAATGTCAGGGTCACAAACAATGCGTTTAGATTTATTTCTGGTGGTTCCTACGCCATTATAATGGATGGGTTGTTAACTGGATACTTCACTGACAATGACTTGAGAGGGATTACCACCCTGTCAGCGGCACTGTTTCTGTCTGACAAAGTGAGTACCAATAAGAGTGCAAGATATATCGTAAGCAACAACATCGCAGATGCTAGGTTTGTGACAAGCCCAAGTAATTGGATTGAGGGTGCGGACTCTCAGGCGATTATGCACACTAATAACATCCACGGCGGTGAGTGGCTCAAAACTTTCACTAATGTTGATGGTCTTTTGGACACAGACAATATCTAATGAGCGCATTATGAAAGAAATGACACAAGAAGAGAAATTAAAAGGTACAGCCCATTTTATTCGGGTCAAAAGAGACCAGTTATTGAAAGATAGTGACTGGACGCAACTCCCCGATGCGCCCGTCAAAGATCAACAGGTTTGGGCAGAGTACAGGAAGGCGCTGAGGGATTTACCTGACCAAGCTAATTTCCCCGAGGATGTAAAATGGCCGAAAGCACCGTAGACCTTCCCTCCGTCGAATCTGTTGATTCTCCCTGCGTGGATGTCTGTGAGCTAGACAGCGACTTTGTTTGCATCGGGTGTGGAAGGACGATAGAAGAAATACTTAAATGGCCCTACATGGATCACAGTGAGAGGCAACAAACTTTAGACAGGATATTTGAGAAAGGTGAAGAGGGATGCTAGAAACGGTTGTGCTAGTTGTTGCTGGAGTTGTGAACACACTGCTAGGGCTGACTGCCTTTTTACTTTGGCAAGCTATACAATCATTAAAACAGCAGATTAACTCTGAGGGGGAGGCTAGGCAGGCAGTAGAACATCGCCTTCAAAATCAGATTGATAAGGCTGAAGAGCGTATTACGTTCAACTCTCACAATATTGCTGCAACGTATGTTCGCAGGGATGATTATAAAACGGACACAGCAGAGCTTAAAGCGATGATCAGGCAAATACTGGATAAACTTGATTATAAAGAGGACAAGCACAAATGATCCAACAGTTACTAAGTGCAGGGCTAGGTAAGGCGGTAGACAGCGTCCTTGGCCGGTTCTTTGAAGATAAAGACAAGGCTGCTCAGGCTGCTCAAGAACTACGTCTTGCCATGCTAGAGCACGAACAGACAGCACAGGAGGTGGCAAGGGATGTGGTAGTCGCAGAGGCCAAATCTGAGCACTGGATTACCTCGGCTTGGCGACCGTTAGTGATGATTATGTTTGCTGTCATGATTGGTAACAACTTTATTATCGCACCTTACCTAGACGCTATTTTTGGCACTTCTGTCATGTTTGATATGCCAGATCAGGCATGGAGCCTACTTAGCGTAGGACTTGGCGGCTATGTGATTGGGCGATCAGGCGAGAAGATCATGCGAGAGTACAAAAAGAAGCCCGGCAAGTAACCGGGCCAAAAAAACCTTAGGACTAATTTCCCAGCCACCCATAGAGGTGGCTTTTTTTCGTCTATAGATACTGCTCCAGTGCGTTGAAACGCGCTGTGTTTTGATATGCAAAACGATCTACAGCCTCCTGATACCTACCTCCAGCTAACAGCTTTGCGTTGTCCACAGCCCTTGTCTTGACCTGTTCAGCGTACTGGCTATCTAGCAACTCTGCCGCTGCCTGTACCTGATCCTCATTATCTAACGCGTGGAGCATTCCCTTGAATGACAGTAGGGTGGGTACGCCTAGGTTAAACGCCATGTCAATCAGAACAGTCTGTTCATTAGAAGAACACATAGGGAAGATGGCAAGGTTATTCTCCAGTTCGGATGCATGCTTTTCGATGTCGCGAATTAGCAGGTCTTCAAAGAAAATTTCAGCGTCTGTCGTATTGTTGAACTTTGTCTTGCCAAACAGTTTGATGACTTCTATAGGTGTAAGCGGGTTGTCCTCTAGATTGCGGCCATAACCTACTGTCCATTTACCAACTGTGTCCTTGTAAGGATTAGGCTTGTACCCCTCATGGCTTTTAATCCGCTCTACCATCGAGTCTTTGATACTCACTGAATCAGTCATAGTTGTTAAACTCCATCTCGATAAGCAGTTCAATGTAGTGCTTGGCCTTTTTTAAGTCCTCTAGGCCATTCTTGTATTTGTACCTAGTCAGGTACTTTACAACCGAACCCTCACAAAAGCCAAGTTTGTTGGCGTAAATGTACTCAATAGGCTGGATACCTCCTTGGCGATAATGATCCCCACCTACCTGTGTGTTCATCGGATCACTGGTCTCTTCATCAAAAGCACCGTGCTTTCTCAGGTGTTCAAAAAGAGAGATCAGATCACTGCTCTCTTCTTCTGTTTCTTGATCGGAGTAGAGGCCAAGGTCTTCCGCGTCCCTCACCAAATCGTCAAGTGCTTGCGTTTGGCTCTCTGTGCTAGGCGCTTTAGGCCCACGCTGGTGAGTAATGCGATTAACAAGCGGGTCTCCAGACATACCCGCAGCGTCTCCAACTAGGCAGTTTTCGTACATAAACGTATCATCCGTGTGCAGTTCAGCCATTAGTCAACTCCTTCCAAGCTACAGGAAATAAGGGTGCGATAATCTCACCTACTTGCTCTGCTAACTCGTTAACCTCAACCTGAGCATGGTCGTCAGCCCGTAGGTTATAGAAACGAGCATAAGCAGCTAGGCTCCCAGTCCAAATCCAGTTTACCTCAAAGCCCTGTGGCAGTATAAACCGAGCCTGCTCGGGGCAAATCCCTCGGGCAATCATCCACATATATAGGGAAAGCGCATCATCACAGAAATTTTCGTAAGCCTCAATAAAGTCGTCTGAGTCTTCGTGCTTTTTACCACTACCTTGCTTGATGCTGCCCTCTGGCCTACTCCGAAACTCGTCAGGGACGTACAATTCAGGCTGGTGAGAAATGTACCTGCGGCTTTCCTCGTTTTCTGCAAACCCAATTTTGCTCTTAAAGCACTGTGTACGGATAGGTACAGGTGCCTGCATACGCAGCGTGATCTGAGGGTGATGGAAAGGGCTGATATGCCCCTCCTTAGCGAGAAACCGGATCAGCTTCGCGTTCTGCTCAGGCGTGTATTGATCCGCCGTTTTTGCCATAGAAACCCGTGCAGTATCGCAGATCATGTCATCAGAGCCAAAATGATCGTAATACTCTGCTTTCATTCTACTAGTCCTACTCCGATGGATACCGTCTTGTGCCTGAATGATAGAATGATGTTGAGCCCGTCCTTACTGATATCACCCAACAATCCATAGTGCGTCGGAGAAGGGGAACTACTCACATGAATAGAAAACAGGCTCCGACCTGATTCGCTGACTAGGAGCTTAAACCACTTATCCCAGACAAAAGAGTTTTTATCGCTGACGTACTTACCGCTGTTAATCCACTTCATCGTCATACCTCCGCATATAACACTGACTTATTGACATGAGTGCGTATATCATCCAAGTCCAATTAATCCTCCGATCCCGTGATTAGCGATAGCGTTAGTAATGATAGCTAGGCAAGTAAGGAAGTGGAGGATGATCCACGCTGTGCGGATCAGAGCCACCACATCTGCCCTTCGGCTATCAGAGTATTCCTTGCTGCCAATCGCTTTGCACCAATACTCCCAAGCCGTTTTCATCTTACTCCGCTTCGTCTGCGCGTTCTTTAATCTTATTAAGAATTGCCTCGGCTCTTGCTCGATTACGAGGCAGTCCTGTCTCTAGAATACGCTCAAGAACCGTTATAAGCTCTTTACGCTCTTCAATAACATCTAATAAATCTTGATCCATCTTCAAATCTCCTTAGGTTACGATGCAACCATCTCCTCCACACGCAATCTCTCCAGTCAAGTCTGTATTGTCCTCTGTCTCCTTAACCTGTGTCAAGTCAATCTCATCCAGAGCAGACTCCATGATCTCATATTCCTCTTTACTAATATCCTCAAAAGGTGCCTGCTTGTAAGTGCCACCCATGTAAGGCAGGACAGAGATGCCGTTAAAGTGATTGCGGTTCTTCCACATCCAATCACCTACCTTGGCCCACTCATCATCCTTGACTGAGACAGTCACAGAAACGTTGTGAGAGTTCTGGCCATCACGGTGGCCTGTCCGTACCCACTCAGCGTTAAACCTTGACACACGGGATAGCAGTTCCATTGGAGACTCATGGCGAAGGATAGCACCCTCTGGTGCTGCCTGTGGAATCTCAATCACAGCCTGATCATTTGGCCGGAAGTACTCGTCTTCAACCAACGCAGGGTGATTCTCAGCAAGGTAGCTATAGATTGCCTCATCCTTGCCAACACGCATACGACGGATGTAGTAGTCATTGTGCCAAGCGTGGATGCCTGAACTAGAGCCTAGCACAAGGCTGCTGGTGCCTGACGGCTTGATCGTTGTAGTACGCGCTGCCTTGTTGATCCCTAGCTTTTCAGCAACCCGAGCATTCTCATCCAGCACAGCCTGAGTAGCCTGTTCCAAGTCAAGATCAAGCACTGCACCCGAAGCAATACCTGTCATACCTACACCGATAAGGGCATCTTTCTCGGTTGTCTCCTGCCAAACATCACGCAGGTAGTGGAAGTCAGTGTAGCCAGCCTGTAGTGTGCCGATAAAAGACGCAGCCTTAGCGCGTTCGTTCAAGTCTTGCTGATCCTTTACATTGCTAACATTTAGCTCGCAAAGGTTACAAAATTGATACGGACGCAAACCAATTTCAGCGCAAGGGTTTGTACCCCAGTCTTTATCGTTAGAGAACAGCACACCCGGCTCACCTGACTCAGAGGCCACGATCTTGTCCCACAGTTCGTCAAAGTCTCTACGGCTTACCTTGTGTCGCAGGATAACAGCAGAGTTGTTGGCGCGACCACGGTGAGGGCTATGTTCCCACCAGCTACCGTGTTTGGCAGTCAGCATCTCTTCATCATCCATGCTAAACAGCGAGATAAGTGCAGCACGGCGGATGCCACCAGCAAGAACAGCATCAGCGATGTAGCACATGATGTCATGCACCTGAATTGGCTCTAGCTGTACACCGCGGCCAGAGGACTCCAACGCCTGATCAAACACTTTTTCGATATTGTGCAGGCAGTCCTTCAAAGGCTGAGGCCCCGGTGCCTTGCCACCACTGGTGATCAGTGCAGCACCCTTGGGGCGAATGTCAGAGAAGTCAAACACAGGGCGCGGCTTGCCGTAGAAGTATGCTTCACACAGAATCTTTACTGCGTCAGCCCAACCCTCGATGCTGTCCCCGACTAGGAACCGCTTGCGCTTCTTGAGCGGCCCGACCACAGCGGGTAGTTCGGAAACGTGGTGACGCTGCACCGAGTAGCCTACACCTGTACCACCTAGCAGCAGGAACATTGCCTCTGCAAAACTATCAGGGTGATCTACTGGCATGTATGCACAATTAAAGATGCGGTTTGGGCTGTTCTGGATCGGCTTGCCGCCGAACTGCAAACTACGCATAGAAGGTAATACCTTCTTGGGTAATACAAAGTCCTTGTATACCTGCTGAATCTCCTTACGCATCTTAGGATACTTGTTGATGTGCATAGCCATGTTACGCTCGACAAGTTCATCCCAAGTCTCTCGACGCCCAATCTCTGGAACGAACTTAGCGTACTTTGTGAACGTCACAATATCCGATAGTATCTGTGCTGACTTTGTCGTAATCGCGTTATCACTCATAAAAGTTAACCTCCGTAGTAGTCGATCAGTGTTTCAAATGCTTCTTTGTACTTAGCTTGGTCAGCGTAGTCTTGTTGAGCGGCCCGATGCCCGGGTTCCTCAAATAGTTTTTCTGCTGTGTGATAATGAGCATGCATTAACGTCTTGTACCCATCTAGCAAAAGCCCAAGCATGATGTCTTCTTTTGCTTCAAGTGGCAAAGGGATGTACATATCGCCCTGCTCATCAGTCTTAATCATACTCTCACCTTTCACTTTCTGCAAGTTTTTCGAATCCCTTGTTTGTGCTGAACCAGACTTCCTCCACCTGTGCTTCCTGTAGCGCAAGGGAACAGATTGGGCACGGTTTACTGTTTCTAAGTTCCCCTCTTTTATTGATTCTTGCAACAATCACAGTCTCAATATCTTGTCTTGCTCTTATCAGTGCCGCTATTTCTGCGTGTAGACTAACCTTGTGAGGTGCGCCTGTTCTCCTTGCATACTCGGCTTGGAGCGGGTGAGTTTTTCTAGAGTTAGTGGCGTAACTAATAATCTGTCCTTTGGAGTCCAGACAGATTGCTGCGTGACGAGACTTAGCTGGACTGCTTTTGGCATAATCAATAACTTTGTCGATATAGTCTTCTCTTAGAGTGTTCATGTCAGTGCTTTCTTGTTTCTAGATAATCCTCAAACAGAGCCTGTGTTATTAGGAGTGCTTTTTGACCCTCTGTTTCAGTCTCGCCCTCTTCTAGATTTTTGTTACTATCAGTGACAAAAGCTACTGTCCTAAAAGCACATTCACCTGTCTCTGGATTATCGTAAAACTCCATGGTTCCTGCAAGTTGATAACCCATCGCCTCAAAGTCAGCACTGATAGCGGCGTCAGCATCCCCACTCTTATTGAAGTTGTCCCTGATACTCATAGGTACTTCCTCTTCAGGTAGTCAAGCGAAAGCGGCATACCACAATAGAACCCGTTCTTCACTTCGTTCTTGATCATAACACCATCAAACCTAGCGTTACCCTGAGGCCCAAGATAGTCTTCGTCATGCTCGTAGCATGTGCCCCACACGAGCCCTAACTTAGCGCGGCCCAGTGCATCGTGTATCATGCCGTGCTGATACACCTGCTGGTGCCCTTGGCTGAAACTTTGGCCCACCTTTTGCAACCTGCTCTCAATGTTCCCCGAGAGAGCGTTCTTTGTCAATGATAGCGGATTAACAAAATAGTGGCTGTAAAGGATGCCATCAATTTCAACAATGTCTAGGAAGTCGTGTGTCTCCCAGCCGAACTTGTCTAGCTGTAAGCTTTCGTAGCCAACGGTGCCCTGCAACCGAGGATCTTTATGAACAGCCCGAGCTATTCTGTGCTCATGGTTGCCAAGGCAGAAGACTAGGCGCGGGTCGTACTGGCGCTTTTTGTTGATTGTCCTGCGCTGCTGGTAAGCTCTCAGTGGCCCAAGCAAGTTCTTCATGCCCTCAATGCCAGCCTTAACGTCATCAGCGTATGTCTTGTCGTGGAAGTAAGCGCTCTGTCGCTCCTCATAGGCTGAAAGACTAGCCATGTCCCAATGGTCACCAATGTGAACCACCACATCAGGTTGCATATCCACAATAAGATTGCCAATAGCTTTCAGGTAAGTCTTATCTGTCTCTGGCTTAACGTGAACGTCTGGGATAAACAAGTGTCTCTTAGTAGATCCATTCATCTGGGATACTCTCTCCGATTGCGTAATCAAATCCGTTTCTCTCACACCACTGCGAATACTTCATTTTATGCTTTTTAGTTAACCATCCATCCCTTTGAAATAAGATTTTAATCTCAATCTCTGGGTTACATTCTGCGACTGCGATCATCTTAGTTCTCATTTCACCAGTGAATTTGCCTTTAATTTCAACGTGAACGCCATTAGGCAAAACAACATCTGGCGTGTACTGGTGGCATTTAAGCATAAGCTTCGACCCACACTCAGGGCAGAAACCCTGCTTTACTTCTTTCGTGTAATCTAGCTTGTGGGGCTCATAGTAAAACTTCACGCTCCGGTCTTTGAGATCCTGACAGACTCTTCTTTCTAAGCCACTGCGATATCGGGGCTCATTCATAGTAGTCCCCATCTAGGTCTTCCTCATTCCAAATGTCAGTCAGGACAGCCCTTTCACTCAATACGTTTTGCAGTTCTTCAAGCATGTCAGAAAGCAACTTGTTTTCTATTTGATCAACATTGTCATAATTCTCTACAATCTCTGACATAATCTCTAGCAGGTAGTCGTTCATGTTGGTGGCCTCCACCCCGTGTCATTATTGCTCCTCATAAGGTAGAGTAGTTTGCAGGTTGTGTGCATTTGCTCTACGGCTTCTTCCTCATTGTAGCCTTCTTTTTCTAGGTGGGCTACCCAGTAATTTTTACAAGTATTGTAGTAATCTTCTACTTTCTTACACCCACTCAGAAAGGACCCGGCTCTTTTTTCACCAACCCGGTGCAGACCTTTAATGTTATCGGCTGTATCACCAGTCAGGACCTGCATCCAATAGTTGCGGATCGCTTCTTCTTCACTGAGGAAATAGGAGCTGCCCTGCTTGTTGTGTGTGGGCCACCTGTAGTGAAGTCCCGGAACAGTGTCAAGATCCTTGTCAATAGAGCAGAGGACAACAATGTCAATTGCTTTACCGTAGTAGTAGTGCTCCCATCCTGCAGCTGATAGCTCGTCGTCAGCCTCCCAGCCTTCTCTGCTAATCTTGGCATCCCAATTCTGGATTAGGTGCTCTCTTACCGTGTTGTAATGATGCGGCTTTTCAAAATCTTTCCTATTAGCCTTGTATTCTTCTGATACTGAATAGCGGAAGTTGTTCCTTACATCAGGGGCAGTAAGCCAAACAATTACAGTATCTACATACTCGTGAGCGTCGATTATATTTTCAATGAACTTGTCTGTATTCTCTTTAACTTCAGCGTCTGGCCTTGGCACCGTTGTGACTTCAAGGTTGCTGTCTTCTTCTGCTATTTTCTTGGCATCTGATTTAAGGCTGCACACATCAATTATATTGTGCTCTTTGTCGGTCACTGCCCAGTCTTGGCTAGCAAAAGCCACGGCATAGACAACGCTGTCGGCGTCAATAATTAAGGTCGTCATCTAAGTTCCTCTCAAATCTTTGCTTCTGAGCTTTTCGGGAGGGGCCCCTATGCCTTCCACCTTTACGGAGCCACCGATCATCGTCACCCATTGGTTGCCTGCGTCTTGTCTTTCCCATAACTGCACATAGACTTTGTTGTTTTAATAAATGGTGCCCCGAGCAGGACTCGAACCTGCAACCCCAAAATTAGAAGTTTTGTGCTCTATCCAGTTGAGCTATCGGGGCTTTGTAGAATAGCCGACGCCCAGTGCGCTCGCTGGGTGATACCTGTCAATTCAGGTCGGAAAGTGTGCATCGTTGAGAGGCATCCCGGCATTTTATTTTACGCGCTAAAAAGGAATATCGTCGTCGAAGTCTCCGTCATCATCAGACTGCTGCTGCGCCTGCTGATTCTGTACTTCTTTCTCCTGCTGCTTGCGGATCTCGTCGGTAGTGAGACCGTGTTTTGCGTAGGGCAAGAGATAATCATCTGCAATACGAACAACGTCCGCTGCTGCCTGATCCAAATCACTCTTACTAGTCAAAGTGCCAGCCACGATTTGTGCAGCATACCCCATCGCTGACTGGCGCATGATTGAATCTTGACGGTCGTCGCTGTTCACTTTAGCGCCTCCGCTATTACCAACAGCAGCAGCGCCACCACCAGAGCTATTGATATTCCCACCAGCATTCTGTGCTGCCTTCTTGACTGTGATATCTGCTACCTTAATGTTATTGTAGGTGCGCCCGTTGCGCTCAACTGTTTCGCAGACAGCCTCAATTACGTCACCCTCTGCCAACTGGTGCCAATTGCCGTCCACTTTGACGTTGGCCACTGGCTTCTTTTTCTTCCCGAGCCCGTACCAATTGCCGTCTACATTGATATTGACTGCGTACTGATTGCCATACTGGTCTTGCTCGCCAAAATCCTTAGCAAAGACCTTGTCAATCTTACCTTCAATAATCTGCTTACCCATCATCTTCTCCATTTAATGAGTCTGTGACCAATCGTTGCCCGACTGTACTTCACCTGCTAGCGGGCACCTAAGGTTAAGAAATTTTGTTGCTTGGTTAAAAGCCCAATCAACACATTGTGTATACTCTTCTATGTCTGTCTCACGCACCTCCGCTTGCACTTCGTCATGCATGTTCCCAACAAATGTTACATCTAAGTTTTTCTTTTTAACTGCACTGTCAAGGTAACAAAGCACAACCTTCATTGAAACCCCGCCACCTGACTGGAAAAGATAGTTAAGAGCTTTATGCTTCATCAGCTTCCCGTCACTATCTTTACGCATGTACACTTTTCGACCGTCTAAACCTACCAAAAATCCCCTAGCTGACGCTTTTTCTACCTTAGGTTTCAGTGTGCTGATACCCGGAAACACCTTCTCCACCGCCTCAATGATGCGCTTTCCGTTGGCTTCCGATAGATTAAGTATTGACGCAACCTTGCGAGCACTAGCACCGTAGACAGTCGAGTAGACACACGACTTTGCATCATCTCTTGTCTCCACACCGAACGGTTTACAAGCATCCAGAACTCGCGTGTGGGGGTCAGT